AATTTAGCAAGAAAGCAAAATGAATGAAAATAACAAAAGAGTTATTATATACAATAGAGAGAGATGCTTGTATCAATTCATTTTATGAGTTTTTCATAAGTTTTTGGGATGTTATTATTCAAGAAGATTACAAAGCGAATTGGCATATCAAATACATTTGTGATGAATTACAGTATTTAGCTAATTTTATAAAGAATAGAGAAAAAAAGCCATATGATTTAATTATAAACGTCCCTCCTGGTTCCACAAAAACAACAATAGTTTTACAAATGTTCCCTGCATGGCTTTGGGCTATTGACCCAACCATTAGAATAATATCAAGCTCGCATTCAGCAACATTATCAGATGCAAGTGCTAGCAAAAGCAAGGATATTATACTTTCTTCTAAGTATAGAAAATTCTTTCCTCATGTAGAGTTAAGAATGGATAGTAAAGCAAAATCAAGATATACAACTACGAAAGGAGGGAATAGACATACTACATCAACAACAGGAGGAGCAACTGGTGACCATGCTCACATAAAACTTATGGATGACTTGCAAGACATATCAAAGGCTGGTAGTAGTGCTGATAGAATAGCAGCAATAAGCCATATGAAGATGTTATTTACAAGGGAAGTCGAAAAAGGCAATAGTGTAAATGTGTTAATAATGCAAAGATTACACGAATTAGACTGTACAGCATATCTCATAGGATTGAATAGACAAATAAAACATATATGTTTACCTGCAGAGGAAAGTGATTTGATAAGCCCGAAAGAATTACGATTCAATTATAAGAATGGCTTACTTGATGAAGTAAGAATGAGTAATGAAATACTACAACAGAAAAAAGATGAATTAGGTTCTTATGGGTATCAGTCGCAATTTCAACAAGAACCAACACCTCCAGAAGGTGGAATAATAAAGCGTATATGGTTTGATATAATGAAAAAAGAATTATTACTAATTGGCGATAGTACATTTCATTTCTTTATTGATACTGCATATGAAAAAAAGAAAAACGTAGGAAAAGACGGAGAAGCTAGAAACGACCCTACTGGATTACTGGCTACATTTAAACAAAATGGCATAGTATATCTATATGATTATAGGGAAGTATATTTAGAAATAACAGAACTTACCGTATTTATAAAAAATTGGGCATTAAATAATGGATATACAAATAAAAGTCTAATAAATATAGAACCAAAAGCATCTGGAAAATCAACGGTTCAAACGATACGTCAATTCACATCTTTAAACGTGAAAGAAATTGAAACTGCTGGGGTAAAGGATAGTAAAGAAACAGAATTAGGAAATGCAGCACCAAGCATTCAAAGTAAAAGATTCGTCCTTATCGAAGGAGCATGGAATAATTTATTTTTAGATAGAATTTGCGGGTTCCCGAATTCAAAACATGATGAAGCAGTAGATTTACTTTGTTATGCTAAAAAGTTTTATTTAGATGATAATTCTTCATCAAAAGATGAAATTTACAAACAAGCATTAAAATATTTGTAAAATATAAATTAATTACTTAAATTGCAAGAAATTTTATTATTATGGCAAAATACAAGTGCACTGATAAAGTTGTATTGAATAAAAAAATAGTTGAAATAGTAAAGTCAATTGAAAATTTCAGTACAAAAAAAACTACATATCTTTTAAAAGACGGAAGAGTAGTTAATGAAAGTGATTTAAATTTTTTTGTTGAAAATGCAAAAGTAATAACTAAAAGGAAAAACCCGACTAAAAAGTCAAGAAATGAATCAAAATGATTTAGACGTAATTTTATCTTCAAATACTGATGAGATAATAAATAAATTATCAATATCAAGTTTTTCTTTGCCTACATGGTCAAGTCTAGAAAAACAATATGACCCGACAAAACATTCTATTTTTGATACGTCGATATATCCGCAAAAATTAGATGAGAATGGTCGTGATGAATTTAAACGTACAGCATTTGCATTACAACAGCTTGCAACATCGAGAATGGCTCAAGTAATGTTTTCAAATCCTGTAAAGAGGACATATAGTTACGACAAAACGAAAGAGTCATTAAAAGAGGCAGAAGCAATAATTGAAGAACTTTATAGAACACAAAATTTTATTGATTCTGGGAATGTTGAGCGATGCAAGAAATTAAATGCAGCGTGTCAATTTGTTACGATTTGGTATACAGTAGAAAAACCAAATATAGTAGCTGAGCAAGAAACAAAATTCAAATTAAAACATAAAACATATTCTGAATTCGACGGATATACTATTTATCCAATTACAGATGATTTCGGTGAGCTTATTGTATTATCTGTATCATACAAAGATTCAACTGATGTAGAGCATTTTGAAATTTACACACGAACAAATTATTTTAAATATGATAAAATAGATGGATGGATACTGAATGAAGTATCTAAGCCTATAAATGTTTTTCCATGTTCGTATATGAATATTAAGCAGCCAATATGGGGAGGTGAAGCTGGTACTAATCTTATTGAGCAACTTGAAGAAATGGAATCGTTTCAAGGACTTTATATTAAAAAGAATTCTGTCCCTACATATTATATCGATTATGGAGAATTACAAGAAGGAAGTGTAAAGTCTGACACTAAAGAATCTTCTACAGATGCAAGAAAATTAATATCTGTAGGTAGGAATGGAAAAATGGTTGCTGTCAATTGGGATGGTGCAAATGAAGCCATAAAAGATAGATTCGCTAGAATACGAAATGCGTTTTTTGAACAAGTACAAATGGCTGATACCTCTTTCGCTACTATGATAAATGCCAACATTAGTGCTGATAGTAAGGAGCTTTTATTTAGCGACTCAAAAGCAAAGGCAAAAGATTTAGGAGGTGAATGGGAAATATTTTTTTATGAAGAGCTTTTAATTGTTAAAGAGTTTGCGAAAGTAATGTTTCCTAAGTACGTAAAAGACTTTGATTTTATTTCTATTCGGTCGGAGGTGGTACCGTATTCAGTTCGCTCTAAAAAAGAAGCAGCAGAGTTTATAAGTGTTGGAGGTGTTGGTATGAGCTTAGAAACTAAGATACGAGAACTAAACCTTGTTGACGATATAGAAAAAGAAATTGAAGATATTCAAAATGAAAGTTCAGCAAATGCTAATATGTTATAAAAATAAAAACTATGAAAATACCTAAATCATTCCAATTATTCGGAACTACGATAAATGTAATTTTTGACGATGAAAAATGTACTGATAAATCACTGTATGGCGAGTCTATTTATAGTAGTAAAAAGATAATGTTATGTGATAATTTAGGAAAAACAAAACTTTCAGAAGATACAATTATGGATACATTTTATCATGAAAAAATACACATGATCCTTGATTCTATGAGTGAGCATGAATTATCAAGCAATGAAAAGTTTGTAGATATTTTTGCAAAATTATTACGACAAAGTGATGTAACAGCAGTATTATAATGGCTATAAATTTTGACGATATACATGGAAAAAATATAAATAAGTATGTCGAAGAAATAAGAGCTTACTATCTCGATGCAATAAGGGCTGTTTCTGCAATTACTTATAGCTTGCCTCTTAATGCTAATAAAGAATTTTACTTTAGAAATCATCCAGAAGTAAGCAAGAAAGTAGACGAAATATTAAAAAAATTATATGATAATCTATACGGTTCTACAGTAACTGGAGCAAATACTGAATGGAATTTAGCGGTAGAAAAAAACAATAAACTTGCAGAGTTCATTTTTGGTTCTAAATTATCACAATTACCAAAACAATATATAGATAAGTATTTCACAGATAATGCCGGAGCAAGGCGTTCTTTTGTGAGTAGAAAAACAAATGGTTTAAATCTTTCAGATAGAGTTTGGCGAAATACAAGGCAATTTAAAGGTGAATTAGAACTTGCTCTTGAAGTTGGTATAGGGGAAGGTAAAAGTGCGGCATTAATTGCAAAAGATGTAAGGAAGTATCTTAATGAGCCAGATAGACTATTTAGAAAGGTACGTGATGTAAATGGTGAATTGCGATTAAGTAAGTCAGCAAAAGCATATTCACCTGGTGCTGGAGTCAATAGAAGCTCATACAGAAACGCAGTAAGATTGACATCAAATGAAACGAATTTTGCGTATGAAGCATCTCAAAAAGAAAAACGGCAACAACAAGATTTTATTGTAGGTATAGAAATTAGAGTAAGTCCGTCACATAGTTCAATTAGTGATAAGGGAGGAATAAGTTGTGATGCTTTGGCTGGTCGGTATCCTAAAGATTTTGACTTTACATATAAATGGCATGTTAACTGCATATGTATATCGTTGAATATTCTTAAAACAAAAGAAGAGCTTGATTCAGATACTGACTTGATTATATCAGGTAAAGAGCCATTAAAAACAAGTGTTAATTTAGTCGACAAGCACCCGAAAAACTTCAATAATTATGTAAAAGAAAATTCAGAAAAATGGGATAACTGGAAAACGAAACCTAAATTTTTTGAAAATAATAAAACTAATTGAATCATTATACAAAACGTATAGGGATTTTTTTTTGCTTAGATATTAATAATTACTCACAAAAACATGATATTTATCATAAAAAAACGTTATATATTTTGTATATTAAAATGTTATTAATTATATTTGTTGAATTAAAGTAACTAAAATCGAATAAAATGTACGAAAAAATCCTGCAAAAATTAAAAGAGCAACGAGTATCAACCTCGAATGGAAAAGAGCAACGAGTATCAACCTCGAATGTAAGCGATAGGTCATTGGAAGATTTGGCAAAATCATTAGAAACAATAATTTCTACTGATGAAATCCTTTTATCTGCTGACTTTTCAAAAGCTATCTCATCAATTGACGGAAATATTAATAGCTATACAGCAAGTGCTGTTAATAAAGCTATTGTAGACACCGACAAAAAAGTAAGAGATGAATTTGGTAAAAAACCAGCTACTGAAAAAACAGCAGCAACAGAACCGCAAGACATTAAAGCAATTCTAAACGAAGCATTAAGTCCATTAATAACGGAAATAAATACTTTGAAAGGTGAGAAAGTTTTAATCGGTAGACAAGATATTTTGTCTTCTAAATTAAATGGCACACCAGATGCTTATAAGAATTCTGTTCTAACAAACTTTAAAAGAGCAAATTTTAAAGATGATGAAGACTTTAACTCTTATATTACTGAGATTGAAACACAATCTAAAGGAGTAATTCAAGAAGCTAAAGAGAAAGGATTGAATTTTGGAGTACCAAGCTCTAATGTTCATAAAGTTGAAGAAAATGAGCTTGATCCTGTTTTTAAAACAGCAATAAAAGCCAGAGAAGAAGAAAACAAACAAAAAAATTAATTTAAAAAGTTAAAAAAATGGAAGCAATAAAAGTAACAAGTGATGTTTCTACAGCAATAAATATTTTAAATATTGAAAGCTCACGAGATATTCCAGCAGGTGCAAGTGTTCAGTTATCATACCTTATTAATGGTAATGTAATCGAGCAAGGAACGCCTTTATCGGAACCGACATCGGGAATAAGAAATGTATGTAAGCAAGCAGTTTGTTTGACAGGTAGTACAACTACTGTTAAAAATGTAGCTACGGGCAAACATAATTTCAAAGTCGGAGAATTTTTATGTACAAAAACAGGAGGTAAAGCGTATGCAATTACAGATATTACAGAAACTTCTGGAGTTGATGCTATTACTGTTGGTACAGCAATAGAAGCAAACGCAGCAGGTAGTTTTATCTATGAAGCAGCAGCAGAAGCAGCAGCAACTACAAGTACATTTTTAAATGTGCCTACATGTATTTCTGCAAAAGCATTTGTAGTTGATAATACAAAAATTATAGAAGCTATTCCAGCATTAGTTGGAGCGAGTATTAAAGGTGGTGTTATTGGTAGTGGATATTTATCACTATTGAAAAACATTGATGAAATAAATTATTAATTATAAAAAAAAGAAATCATGGCAAATAGTCCTTTAAGAATGTTATCAGGAATTGGTCAAGCTGAGATGGATGCTTATTTTAAGCTAACACCAGCACCAACGACAAAATGGAAAGAATATTTTCCTGTTGTGCAACAATTAGGCGACAACTGGAAAACATTGACAAATAAAAGCTACGCGGCTAATATTGCGGCAGACCCAGCAGCTTTAGGTTCTTCTGCTCCTGTAAAGTCAAGAGTAGGTACGGAAGTTATTCAAGGCGGTTTTGGTGTATTTAAAATTGCACGTACGAAAGACGAAACAGAGATACAAGAATACAACGAATTGAAAGCGAAAGTTTCACAATTCACAAGTCCACAACAATATAATCAAATCCTTACATGGATAGGTGATGATATTGACTTTGTTCGTAATGCGGCTTTAGCACAAGCATGTTATTTAAACTGGGCATTATTATCAAGTGCTTGTAATTTAGGATATATTGCCGCAAACTCGCCACAATTATCATCTTTACGTAATATTGCTTATCCTATCCAAGCATATCAAAAAGTTGCGGTATCAAAAGCATGGAGCGACCCTACAGCATTAATCATTGACGATATTAAGACTTATGTAAAAGCTGCAAAAGCTAAAGGAAAAATCATTAAAAACATAAAAATTAATGATGAATGGTTCGGTCATGTGCAAAATAATACACAAGTTCAAAAATTTGCATCAACGTATGTTCAAAACGCTTTGAATCTTCAAGGAGTTCCTTCATTAGAAACCGTAAATGCTATGTTAAATCAATACTTTAGAACACCTATTGTATTTGATGTAATAGACGAGATAGTTTCAAGAGAAGCAGTTGACGGAACTACAACTTCTGCAAATCCATTTGCTGATGGTGTTGCTGTTATGACTGTAGAAAAAAGAGTTGGTTCATTCCAATTTAAAGGATTAAGTTCAAATCCTAATATCATTTCTTCTGTTGAAGATTTCTATACAGTTGAAAGATTGTACAAATCTGACCCAGATTTAGAAAAAACACTTTCTAAATTCAAAGGAATGACAGCGATTGATACATACGCAGATAATATGTACATAAAAATTAATGCAGTAGCTTGGTAAGATGACAATTTCAGAATCATTAATATCATTAAATTCTTTTCCTATACCTACCTCTTTCATTAGCAAGGTAGGTATAGATAGGGATTTAATTGTTTCTGAAGAATACACGTATATTATTTCTAATTTTAAAAATTATCAATTAGCAATTGCAGATGTATATATGTGGATTCATGATTCTCCTAATCTATCAGAGCAAGACGTAAGTATAAGTTCAATTGCAGTAATAAAACAAGACTTAATGAATAAAGCAAATGCAATATACAAAAAGTATAACGATGCTAAATATTCAGGAAGTGGAATAATATATGGATTTATAGGAGATACTTTCAATGTTTAAAACAGGATATATATCATTTATTACAGAGACTGGAGGAGGATTTGATTCAAATATGAATCCAATTTCATCAACTAAAGTAAATAGTATATATTATCCTTGTAATTTAAGCACAGATACGAAAGGCTATAAGTTTATTCAAGATGGATTGTATGTTGATGCTTCGTATAGTATCTATATAGATGCCTTAGACATTACAATTGAATCTAAAGTACAATTAAGAGATAATCACGAAAACGATTTAGGAGTATTTCTTGTGCAAAATAAAGAGTTCTTAGACATTACGAAAAGAATTAAGATAATAGTATGATAAGCTTTATAAATAAAGATGAAATTTCTAAATACTTAAAACAACAAGTATT